TGATGGAATAATAACCCGACCCCCGTTTTCCAGCACATAATTACACGTCGCCTGGAATGCTTCCCAGTTCGCCTGACGTACTGCTTTGAGTTGATTATAGCTGTATGCTGGATACAATGTTGAAAGAGTGCCGACAATGAAATCGGGAATAGTGTCGCCTACAACATCGTATTTATTTGCTGGCACGTTTACAGGCGTACCGCTTGCGGTGATACTTCGCTGAGCGCTTAGCATATTGAATGCGCAAATTAATATGATGATTGCAAGTAATTTATTCATAATTAGTTAAGCGTTTCAACTGTTAAAATTGTTGTTGTAATTGAGTTGTCGGTATCAGCCGCACCCCATTGAGCCGTTACGGTAATAGCTTGAGTTGTTGTTGTGTCAATAGTTGGCGATGCTGTTAACTTTACAGTTTTATCTTCTGTGCCCTCTGCGCTTGATAAGTCAATTGCCCCAAAGCTTGCAAATGTGCCTGATGCGCCTGTTGTGCGGCACGTAACAATAAAATTACCTTCCCAATATCCATTTGCTGCACTTGCAAGCGTTGTTGCGCTTGTTGCGATTATTGACGTTGAACCAAATTTGAACTTTAACACAAGCGTAGGCGCAACCGCATCGGTTGTATATGTACCGGCAACTCTTAATCGAACCGTTTTACCTGCTGTTAAAAAATTTGCCGGCAATGTCAGTGTACCTATTCCGGTTGGCGTTATACTCGTTTCTGTTGAAGTGTTATTTGTGTTCGCGTTTGCGGTGCCGGTAAAAACTGTGCCGGAAATTGAAGTATTTAAACTTGACTGGCTATATTGAAGTGTGTTTGTTGCTGAACTATTCCATACATCCCCAACTGTTGGCGACGTTGGAACTGAACCTTCGGGCAAGCCCAAACAAGATTTTGACGTTGTTGATGCGCCTAATATAGTTATTCCGTTTGCTACTTCAATTGCTCTAAAATCAGCAGCAGCCGTTAAAGTAGGATTGATAAATAAACCTCTTGTGATACCGTTTGCACCACCTGTTTGGTTGATTGTGGGCGATATATTTGTGCCTATAAAAGTAGCCGTTCCACTTGTAGGAGAAAATGAATTAAATGATGTAAAAATATTTGTCAATCCTGAAGTTGCAGTTGTTGCTCGGTTTGATAAAAAATGAGAATAAGAATAATTAATTGTGCTTGTACTTATTGATAATGAATTACCTGATATTGCTTCAGCAGTAGTAAGTGCGCCGTCTTGTCTTACTTTAAATCGAGATAAACCACCGACTTGTAAATCAATTAAATTTGAACTTGCATTACTTGCAGTATTTGTAATATTTAACTTTATAGCAGTTGGAGTTCCTGTCGTATTCCAAGTTTGAGAAATATCCAAAGCACTTGTCGCAGCAGTTCCTGTTAAAGCAGCAGGTGTTATTGTAGTTGTTCCACTCACCCTCGCCGTGCCGTTTACGTCTAATTTAAAGCCTGCGTCGGTTGCCGTATTGATAAGAACATTACCTGTTAATCCCTTTAAAATTAAAACATTTGTATTGGCTGCACCATTTACATTTAGTTTAAATAAATAATCAGAATCTTGTCTTGAATTTATAAAATTAAAATGCTGATTTACTGCAGGAAAAGCGTAAAAATTAATCGCTCCCGAATTTGATGCAAACCTATATTCATTTCCAACTACGTCAAGAGTTACGTTTGGTGTATTTTTATTAATCCCTAAGCGATTATTCGTGTCATCCCAAAATAGGTTTGCATTGTCTTGCGCTATTGTTGTGCCATTTGAAAATAAAACGCTGCCGCTTGTGAGCGCGGGAAGTGTGAATTTATTATTAAATGTATTCCAATTGGTCGAACTTAAATAGCCATCGGTTGACGTACTCGCTTGCGTAATTGATAGCGTTCGATTTGCAGTTAAATCACCGCCCCCGCTTAAGGGTGCAGTTGTGCTTATTGTGCGAGCATTTGTTACAGGTGTATAACCTAAAGCACTTGCGATTGTTTCGTTTTTCCAAAGTGAATCGGCTGAGTCGTAAAATAACCCCTCGTTATTTGCGGGTGCATTTATATAAACGTTGTGAAGCTCATCAAGCTCCCAACCGTTCATAATTTTGACGTATATTTTGCCGTGTATAGCGTGCGCATATTCAACGTAACCCATTACAACAATATGCCCTGTTGCACCTGTTGGCTTAATGTTAGTTAATCTCCCCGCAGTTGTAGGCGATAAATAAAGTACATCGCCATCGGCCCACGTTTCGCCCTGCAACGAGCCTGTTGTATTAATCTCCTCTAATTGGCCAACGGTTAAAATAAATCCCTCTTGATTGGTTGCTATCGTTTCGCAAACTATTCCTATTGTATCGGCTGAATTGTTATCGTTATTCGCTTGAGCGTATGCAACGGCTAAACGTTGACCTTGCGCCCCGCTTATTCTTACCGCTTGATACGCTGCTTTTGTGAGCGTTGTGTTTGGCGTAACTTTATTCACTACACGAGCAACCAAATCAACCCCATTTTTAAGTACTACGCTGCCGCCTTTCAAAGTCGTTTCGGTGCTTCCGATTGTATCGTTCCATCGAGTTGTTGCAACGACTGCCGTACCTGTTGGTGTTGTGTCAAGTGTAACTTGCCCCGCCTTTATTTCAAATTCGCCCAAGTCAACGTTCGCCGTTGCGCCTGTGTATGGAACGAAGCCTGTTACCGGTGGAATATCATTAGCAGTAATAAAAGGATTTACACCATCTTCACCATCGTTAATTAAGTCTGAAGTGTTTGTAGGTATAGTAGGTTTGTTTTTAATAAAGTCTAATGCTTCATTGTCAGTTTGATTCCAATCAGATTGTATTTGTTCAGCAGCAGTTACCTTGTTTACATTTACTTGAATCAGTTGTTCAGTAATGTTTAAAGTAACATCTTCTGTACTTTCAAACACATTAATATCTATTACTTCTTGAATTTCAGAAGAAACTATATTAATCGTTTCATTAGTTTCAGATACGTTTATGTTTACTTGTTCACACATTAGCGGGTTACATCATTTTTAATTAAAAAATTCCCTGAAATATAGGTTTTTACAACTCCATCAAAATCGAATTCAATATCGTAAATGTAATTAAAAGCAGGTATATCTATAATTTGCTGATTGATACGAAATAAGCCGTTGGGAGCATCTGTAATTGTTATTCCTGCATTTCCTACAGAAGTTAAAGATAAACCTACTACACCACCGTATTCTTTACGTAATTGCATACGAATAGTAGTATCTGTTAAATCTACCGGTACAGTATCTACATTAATCTCGAAGTTTACTGCCTCGAACGTATCGGATTTTATGTGTGTGAAGTTTAAACTCATTTTCTATTTTATTTAAAAATAATTGTAATTTTTGTACGTTCTTTTCTTTGGGTTTGTATGTTTCTTTTATAGTATCCATCCTGTAAAATTTGCTGAAGAATCGGGATATACATCAGCGTTTGAATTTTGGTTATATTCAGGAAACGAAGATTGATTGAAACACATATAATCTATAAATCTATTTGTATAAGATTGTGCTACATCACGTTCTTTTTCAATCAAGAAATCTATTTCGTTTTTATCTACGTTTGTACTTGCTTCGCTTGAGTGTTTGAATACACCTTTATTAGCAATAGTATAAGCAGCGTAGGGCAAATATTCTACCATAGACCAATGTATTACCATAGGTTTAATATAAGTGCTTAAAAGCGTTGTATATGGTTCTTCTAAATCACCTGAAACTATATCATCATTAATCCTTTTAAATAATCGAGTACCAAGATAATTCTGTATATGAATATCTTGAGCGATTTTAATAAATTGTATAAATTTATCAGTATCAATGTTCCCATTTAATGCAGTAAATTTTACAATATCATCACGTGTTATGAAAAGTGCCTGTGCCATTTGTTATTTATTATAATTTGGGTGGTGTCCTCTGTTTGGCATATCAATAGGTGCAATTTGTGCTTCTGACCATCCTGCAGGATTTGGATTGTAACCCGCAATAGATTGTACTTCTTCACTTGAACTTAATGATTTATCTACATAAGGTGTACCATCTGTTTTTGTTTTTAATCTATAAAGATTCTCATTCCATACGTGGCCACAGTTAACTCCGCCCTTATATTTGAACAAAGAATAGTTTTGACCTTTATGCCCAAAAGAATTATTTACACCTATAAAACTTGCTTGGTCTATATCTTCTTTTCTGTAAACTACACCATTTGCAGTTCTACCCATCATTCTTCTACAAAAAGAACGTGAATTACCGCTTGAATATTTTTCAGCATATTCATAACGCACTTTAAATGTTTTTTTGTCTAATGTACTTTTAGCACTTGGATTAGATTTAATAACATCAGCTAACTTTTCAAATAAAGTTTGTTTAGGTTTAATTTTAGAATTAGCCCATTCTTCAATAGAAATGTTTGAATCTGAATATTCACGTTTATCTACTAATTCCCATTCATCATCTATAGTTTCACCTGCTAAAGAATCAAATAACGCTTCGCCTTCTTCATCTGTAAAATCTTCACTTAAACAAGTATGTGAACTTAAACCTGTTTCTTCAACTACTTGTTCTTGTGTAGTAGTGTTTTCTAAATCAGTAAATTCTAAAGGTTGAATAGTTTTAAAGTATAATTTTAATGAAATACCATTAACTGCTAAAATTTCATCTAAAGCAGCACATATTTCTTCTTGGTATGGTTTAATTACAATGTTATCAAATAATAAAGTAGCAGTTTTAATTTCATCTGCATTATTACCTAATCCACCATCACCGGTACGTACTCCTAATAACATAGGCGAAGTTACCCTATGCCCTACAATTAGTTTTTCAAAACATTCTTTGCTTAAATATTCGTAATGTGCAGGTGCATCAGTTAAAGGTAAATCATCAACTGTAGTTTTACTTTCTGCATTAGCATTAAAAGCTACAATTACTTTTTCACCCCTTGCACCTGTAACTTTAGATAGAACATCGCTTTTTATTCTATCACGCATTTCTTCAGAAGGAATACCATTGTTAAAATTGATAACTTTAGTACCACTAAATCCGTTTGCAATATCGTTTATAAGGTAATCACCTATTTCTTCTTCTAAATAAGCATAAGGTAAAGCACCTGAATAATCTATTGGTGTGTAGTAGTGAAATCCACTAACGTAAGGTTTTACAATATAAATTTCTACTTCGTTTCCGTTACCAAAACCAAACGCGGGAATCTTTTTAGGTTCTTCAGATGGCTTCTTTTTTGTCCAATCAGGGAAATAATACCAATTTTCAATTTCACCTTTATCGTTGCATTTTTCCGCCCTTAAGGTATGCATAGGGAAGTGAGTGATGGATTTAACCAACTTTTTTTCCATTACAACCTGCATTGCAGCCATTCCTAATAACTTGCGCTCTAATGCTACCTTTTTTAAACAATCAGGTTTAATTAAAGAAATCATTTGTGCATACTCATTCGGCTTTTTATTAGCATCTAATGCACCAATACCTTTACCATATATCATATTAGTAATACCTGTAATAATAGCACCATTTGAAGTACTATACAAGTATCTATCTATTAAATACTGAAAGTAATTGTTATCGTTTCCGTATTCAATGTAATTAGCTTTTTTAT